GCCGATTTCTCCTGCCTGGGTTTTCCGGTGGATGCAATGTTGCTGGTTGGCTTTGACTGACTTGATGCACGTTTTGCCCTCGTTTGCGAGGGAACCATCGCGTGGCCATCATGAAACTGTCAGTGTGCTCATTCCACCAAGAAATTCCAAACTTTGTTAGATAAATTGATTCCATTCTACAAAAATTACCAATTAAATTCATCAATATAGCCGTGTTAGCATCATGATTTGGCAAATTATCTAACACTGTCTCCATTGGGCCATTAACGTTACTAACTCTTCCTAACTGTAAACACGAATACATATTTACTGATCTGTGTATCTCATCACTAATAGTAACCTTGATGTGTTTGTTTTCTGCAAATAATTGCGGAAAGCGGCAGCATCGGTGGCATCTTGTTTTCAAAGTGACAAGTTTTTCCCAACCGTTCCCTGCATCAAGGCCTTCCGCAATTGATGGTGTACACCTCACGCACAAAGGTTGGCGCGCGTCACCTTCAAAGGGCAAGTTCTCTGAACTGAAAGAGTCTAAACACCGGCGTCTCCAAACCGCACGACCTAAGTATAGGACAATGCAGCCCACGCCAATTCCTGCACTTACCTTCGCTACAGTATAAGTGAAGGGGAGACGTTGCCACCCAGCATTCAGGCATTGCTGGGCTTCCAACATGGAAGCATAAAACCGTGTTCGTGAAAATTGTTCAAAAACCCACATCGAAACACGCTGCAGGTAAGTCAATTTTTCTTCACACATTTTGACAACTGTCTCATGCACGTATCCGCTAAACGGATCATCACACGAGATTTTGGCAGCAATGTTGCACAAACAGTGCTCTAGCTCAGGATAAGCCATGTCCACCTCCTCAGCCATTTCCAAGGCCGCACTGATCTGTGTAGCACACAAATCGGCGGCACCTGCTACAGCTGTAAAAGATGGCAAAATTTTCAAAGCCAATCCTTTCTCAGAGAGAATCGAACTAATGCGGGGTCCGTGTCCGCTAAGACCAAGAAATACGGGTCGAACAAAGTTGTGGGGTCCGTGTCCACTACGACCAAAAAGAAGTTGCATCGCGTCACATTGATCTCGTATGCCCTCCGTCAGGGGGTGGTGGAATAAAAGTTGTTGGTACCACCTTCCCAACAACAGTCTTGGGGTCTCTACAAACGTAGTTCTCAATTAAGGAATACTCACGCTTGAGAAACCCCTGCG